CATGTCTCGCCCTCGCTATTACCTTTTGTGGTATCGACGGATATAATAATATCGTCTACGGTGATACCCAACCGCTTCGCTATGAGAAGGGCTTTATCAAGCCGTATCTCTCCGGGGCTCTGCTCCCATGCTCTATATGTATTGATGTGTACCGAGCATAAATCAGCCATTTCGCCCTGTGAAACCCCTCGAGCCTTTCGCCATGCGATCAGCGATAGCGGTTCGTGTGCTATTGCTTCCATTCGTTTCCCCCTTTCTATATATTGTGCTCGTAGTTCGTAATTGCAACTACATTGTGTATTATATATTCCCTTTTGTAGTAAGTCAATAGTGAATTGAAAATAATTTCGTTTTAAGGTTATAATGTAGTCGGGGGTGATGTTATGCAAAGCGGAACACTTATCAAAAACAAAAGAATGGAGTGCGGTTTAAGTCAGGTCGAGCTTGCCAAAAGAATGAGAATGTCACAAAAAACCATATCATCATGGGAGACAGGGCGAACTGTACCGAGGATAAAGGACATCGTCGAAATGTCTCATATTTTCGGTTGTAGTATTGCCGATCTGACGGGTGGACGGGGTCGAGAAGCTGGAGAGATAACTCTCGAGGATATACTTATTAAGTTATCCGATCTCACTACCTACGAACTGACAGAGTTACACAAACGGGTTGACGCTCTTCTCAAGTCCAGAACAGAGATAGAAAGGATCGAAGAGGAACTGAAGAGGTCAAAAGAAAGAATTGCGGAGTATGAACGACAAATTGAAAAAATCAGAAAGGGGGCTGACTTATGAACGCTAAAAAACTACCATCTGGATCATGGCGGGTGCAAGTCTATTCTCATACCGAAAACGGTAAACGGGTGTATGAGAGCATCACGGCTCCGACCAGGTACGAAGCCGAACTAAAGGCAGCGGAGTTCAAGACGAAGAAAAAGAGAAAACTTCGTCACGATCTGACCGTCTCCGAAGCCGTAGAGGGCTATATCAAGGCGAAAGAGGGTGTACTTTCACCGTCCACGATAGCCGTATACCAAAAAATACCCGGGAGATATTACGGGGTTATCGGTAAGAAAAAGATAAAATCACTCACTTCAGAGGACATGCAACTATTCATTTCAGACTTATCGACGAAGGTGGGCCCGAAAACTGTTCGAAACGCATGGGGGCTTCTCGCGTCCTCTATAGCCTTATACGACCCCGATACACACTTCAGGGTAACCTTGCCCGCAAAGAAGGTTAAACGGTCTGTATGCCCGTCAGACGAAGCCGTGAGGGCACTCCTCGACAACGCACGGGAGCCGTTACGCACCGCTATACTTCTCGGTATGCGATCCATGAGACGGGGTGAGATATGTGCTCTCAAGTATGAGGACATAAAAGACGGGGTGGCTCATATCCACGCGGACATCGTAGCGGGGCCCGATGGATGGGTCTACAAGGAACTACCAAAGACTTCGGAGAGTGACCGATATATCAGAGTGCCCGATCTGGGAGAGGGTGAGGGATATGTTGTGCCGTGGGTGCCGAACTCTATTACAAAAGAGTTTATCAAACTGCGGGATAGTCTCGGTCTTACTATCCGTTTCCATGACCTTCGCCATTATTTCGCATCGACCGCAGCGGTATTGAATATCCCTGACATATACACCGCTGGTATGGGTGGATGGAGTAAGTCCAGCGGGATCATGAAAGAAGTTTATCAGAACAAGGTGGTCAGCCTTGCGGATCACTACAACGATATTATTGAGGAACATCTCGAAAAAGTATCACACGAAATGCAACACGGTTCTTGAAAAATGCAATAAACACGGGGCTCAATCCTATGGACCATAGGGGGATCGAACTTGCACCCGAAAACCCTTCGAAGCCTTGAAAATTGGGGTTTTTATACCAATTTCATATCAATTTTAGTATAAAAACACAAACTCTGCAACCCGCACAAATACTGACTTTGTATTTTTATACAACAAAAGTATCACACGAAATGCAACACGAAAATTCTTTAAAATCAAAAAAGACCCCCCGGAGCATCCGAGGGGTCACGCAAAGGGGTGAAAATGGGTTTATGGATAAACTTCGCAAAAGCGAAGATTATCTTTATTATCTCAAAGATGCTATTGTTTTCGGTCCGGCTATTCCGTCCACGGTGAGACCGTTTTTCTTTTGCCAATCCATGACGGCCCCGATAGTGAGGTTGCCCGCTACTCCGTCCACTATCAGCTTGTACCCACCCTTGGAATTGAGGGCATACTGGAGCCACCGTACATCATTACCCTTGCTATTGAGCCGTACATTCTTGGTAGGTTCCTTGTAGGGGTTCCCTGTGGCGGGAGCAGGGTCCACGGTTTCTATGCCAGTATCATACTTCGTGAGGTTGTACTTCTCTATCAATCGGAGTACGGATGCTACCTCTGTACTACTGGTCATATATCCGCAGTTCTTTATCTGTTGCATCTGCACCTGATAAGGCACACCCGCTTTCACTCCGCTATACAGACGGGTGTTCAGTAGTTCGTAGTAGTTTAGTACGCACTGCTGCATATCCTCATAACTACGAAAAGCCGCCGTTATAGTGGTATGGGTTCCTATGGTGTATTCTTCCTTCGTCTTTGAAGTAAAGAATTTTCCATTCCAGTAAGTTGTTGCCGTCTTTCCCGATCCGACCTTCTGACCTAAATAGGAATTGTGAAAACAACTTCCAGCCGTTCCATAAGCACTCTCTACACATGCCATGGCGATACAGATTGACGGAAGGACTTTCCCGAGCCGTCTATATCCAACCTGTGCACATGGTGCTATCTCGTTAATGAATTTCTTTATCTGCTCCTGACTTACCATATTAAGCCTCTCTGCGGGTAGTGGTCTGATTGATGGTCTGCTTGGTGTTGGCACTCACGGATGAACTGTCTACCCATGCCTCACAAAAAGCATAGATTGCAGCCGAAAGAACCGTGCACACACTGCCGATTATTGTGAGGGTCTGATTTCCCACTACGATACCTGATACACCCGCTCCCAGTGATGCAAGGGCGGCAGCTACGCATATCCAAAACTTCCTTGACCTTAACTTATCCATTTTCTATACCTCCGTGTGTTTGATATTGAATATCTTGATTAGTGCACAACTCACAATTTCCCCGCCAAAAAAGGCATATACGCAAGTAGTGAGTGTATCGTGGGATATACCCGTCTTACTGGAAACGATAAACTCCGCAAGGGAGTATATTACTGTGAGGGTGATACTGAATATCACATATTTAGTCAGCTTTTTCATATATCCACCGCCCTGTTCATAAGGAACTCGTCAAGCTCTTTCTTTGCCTGGGTGACCGCTCCGTTACAACCCTGTTGTTTGAGACCTTCCAGAGCTGCTAACTGCCCCTTTGTGAGCACGGTAATCATCGCGGCGATCTCCTGGAGCTTCGCCTCGGTATCCGCATGAGTTGAGTCGATTTTTTGTTCAAGCTCCACCAGTTTTGTGTCATACCGATCATAGATTTTATCCCGTTCTTCCTGGACATTCCGGGCTATTTCCGCATATATGCGTTCCTTTTCCTCTTCGGATTTTTTGGCCATATCATCCCACCTCTGCTCCTTATCGTGTCGGGCATTGATGTTTTTCACGATTTCTGTAACAACTTTCCAAAACCCCCACACTGCCATAACTATGATGGCCACATGTTCAAGCTCCGACAGGAGCTGATCCGCACTCATGCCTCAGCCTCATTGAGCTCTTCGGGCTCTTTTTTCTCCCAGTAACCCTTAAGATCGGGTTCAGCTCCACCATGCTCATTGAGCACTACATTCATCACCGACTGGATGTTAGGGGTCTTCATGCCCGAAGCCATCTTTGAATAGTACAATATAGCCGCTTCGTCACGGCTGTCATTGACATAGATACCCGGCGTTACCTTGCCTGTGTTGTCGATCTGGATTTCGACTTCGTAATATTTACTCATTGTTTGCCTCCTTTATTCATCACATATAAATGTAAAATTGATTTTCAGTTCATCGTCTGCCGCTATGTTCGGATTACATAACGATATCCTCAACCCGTTCTGGGTCAAGTCGGTATTCCTCTGAAGATACCCTTGTATTTCCTTGTTGTACGATTTCCACGGACCGTGAGCCGTGAAACGAAACGCACTTGAACTCGCATCACTTGAGGGTGTGTAAGGTATCTTGTTTATCTGCAAAAGTGGCGGGTTACTTGTCGTATCTCCCGCCACATTGACCTTTATTCCGAGGACTATCTGAACGAGCCTACCCGTTTTATATAAGCCCCCGTATAGGTAGGTGCAATTACTTGTATACGACCATTCAGAGCCGTCTACATAGGTCGTTTCTGTACCCCCCCACTTTCGTTAATCATTGGTGCGTATACCATGTCATGCCTCCTCTATGTAATACTGACCGACTACACGGAGTGCGTATCTGTCACTCCCTCTGGTAATCGGTGCAAACTGTGCCATCTGAAACGATTGATACGGGGTCACTTTGGTAATGACCATCGTCTGGTCGTACCATTTGCCATTGGCAATTCTCTTATTCATACACCCCAAAAATGCTATGCTTGCTTCGCCTTTTGGCATGGGTAACCCCGAAGTAAATATGTCATAACCCTGTGAGATTTCGGGAAAGGTCTTTGCTGATGTGAGGTCGGCTATCAGTTCAAGGAGCATGTCAATATAACATATCCCGTTCTTTGCCACATAACCCCCAAAGATAGGTGTCCACCTATCTGACTTTATCCCCGTTGTGATAAGCTCACTCATTTCGTAGGGCTTGCCACTGTCACCGCTTCCATTCATTGGTGCATATATCATAGTGTACCTCCTATATGTGCATTATATGCAGCACTATTGATGCCGCCTCGGTCAAGGGTGAACTGAATGTGACCTGCACCTGGCTACCGACTACCTCGATTTTCTTGCAGCCTATCAACGCACCGCTCTCTGTGCCCATACGCGGGTCGATAGCGTATTCCTCCGGGTGAAGTGCCAGGTTGGATATACCGTGCGTGATACTTACGGAAGTGTCTCCGACTAAACACGAAACGGGCGCAGTCCATACTCCATCGGTTACTACCGTGGTGTCGATGTCGTCTGTTACCTTCAGACCACCGCCAAACTTCAGTTTTGGCCGCTGGGCCATCGCAGTGCCGGAGCCGTTATAGATAACATGACCGCTTTCGCCATTCGTGACGGTAAAGGTGCCTGTGGAGCCGTCCTCGAAGGTAATTGTATAAGTGTCTACCAAACCGCTGGTCGAGGTCTTAGTGACACTCGATACACCCGCTGCCTTCGGAAGGAATAAGTGGA